AACACGACAGGCTTCTATTCGGAGTCCATCGCATGCACGAGCGCCAACGGATTCGAGGACGGGAAAACCTACTCCGTCTATGTCGAGGCCACAGTTGATTCAGATAAGGGCGCCATCTCCTTTGGGTTCGCGGCTCACGATCACGACTGCACTGACATCCAGGATGATCTGGACAGTGACAGCGTTGTGGTAGCATCTGTAAGTGGCGCGGTTGGTTCGGTGACCGGTGCCGTCGGCTCTGTGACGGGCAATGTGGATGGTTCGGTGGCCTCCGTTGCGGGCAATGTGGACGGCAACGTGACCGGCAGCGTGGGGGATCTTACAGCGACGGCGGTCGCGAAGGTGTGGGACGATCTCACCTCCGGCCTCACGCAGGCGGGCAGCATTGGCAAGCTGATCGTAGACTATCTCGATGCGCAGGTCTCGCTGTGTGCGCTCGAGGCGACGGTTGCCGCCCTGAACGACCTCGCCGTGACGGACATCCTCTCGGACTCCACGGCATTCCCCGGGGCGTCGGTCACGGAAGTCCGCTTGGCCGAACTCGCTGCAGGCAATATCCCGACCGACCTCAGCACCATAGCGGCATATGTCGATACGTTGGAGACGCGGTTGACCGCTGTGCGCGCGGGCTATCTCGACAACCTCAGCGCCGGTGCAGCGGCCCTCGAAGCCACGCTGACGGACATCAAGGGCGCGACGTTTGACACGGCCACCGACTCCCTCGAAGAGATCCGCGACCGCGGCGACGCGGCGTGGGTGACGGGCGGCGGCGGGACCGGCGTCAACGTCATGGGAGTCGTGAGCGTACCGACGCTCATTGACCTGGCCAACACCGCGACGGTGCGTCTGTCGGTGCATGTGCTCGATACGTCGGACGATCTGCCGACGGCCGGGGAGATCACGCCGGGGACCGTGAGCATCCACCGCAAGGCACGCGCGGGCACCTCCTGGAGTGCGGTGGTGACGGACGCGGCGTGTTCGGAGTCAGCGGGCCTCGTGTACTACGACGAGGTGTTCGACAGCGGGAGTGGATACGCCCTCGGTGACATGATACGTGTCACGTTCAAGGGCCAGGCTGTCGTTATCGGCGCCAATACGCACGAGGTGTTCCCTGCGGGCGGCTCGACCTGGTACTCGCGGGTCACGGCACTCAATGATACCGCCGGTGGGCATACGTACATGGTCCCGATTGCGGTCGAGGCCATGCCAGACGAGATAGATGTAGAGGTGGAGGTCGTCGAGCCATGAGCAGCAGGCGCATAGACATCACGCAGTTCACCGCGAACACAGCACTCAAGTTCACGCTGACGGATGAGGACGGCGCGCCCATTGATCTGACGGGGCTGACCGTGAAGTTCCTCATGAAGGACAAAACGGCGGCAGCCTCTGCCAGTCCGAAGATCGACTCGGCCTGTGCCCTCAGCGGCACGGGCATTGACCCGGTGCAGGGGCAGTGTAAATACACATTCGCGTCTGACGGTACGGACACGGACACGACTGGCGATTACTACGGGCAGGTCGAGGTCGTAGATAGCAATACCACATACTACACGGAGCGGGATGCAATCAATATCCGCATCGTGGAACGACTGCGGCCGTCGGCATAGCATAGAGTGGTGGTGGGTATGGGGCTTCTTCGGAATCTCGCAGATAAGGCGTTTGGGCGATTCGGCTATCATCAGAAGGCAGGGCTGCTGCCGGGGGCCGACGAGGGCGTATTGACGGTCAACCCTGACGGCTCCATTGGCCCACAGGTGGTGCCGGAGGATTACCTCAACGTCTACGGCGCGCACCCGTGGGTGTATGCCTGCGTCCGGCAGATCACGGCCGCTGCAGGACAGGTGGCATATCGCTGGTATCAGCTTGAGCGCGACCAGGGTGACGGCGTGCCCAAGCGCGTCGCTGTACCGGAGCATCCACTGCAGACGCTGCTTGACCGGCCCAACCCATACATGACGGGCATCGAGCTGCGCAAGGCGGCATTCCTGCACCTGGAGCTTGCCGGCGAGGCGTGGTGGGCCATGGAGCGCGATGAGGATGAGCGCGCGGCAGAGCTATGGCCTATGCGGCCGGACTGGGTGCGCATCGGGGTCAAGAGCGGCCTGCCCGTCGGCGTGCAGTACGGCAATCCCAACACGCCCGAGGATGCGATACACTATCCGTGGTCGGATATCGTACAACTCAGGTACTTCGATCCGACGGACATGCTGCGCGGGCTGAGTCCGATTCAAGCGGCGAGCCGGTCGCTGACCAATGACTTTCAGGCCATCGGGTGGAATACGGGCTTTCTGAAAAACAGCGCCCGCCCGGACGGTGCGCTCGTCAGCGAGGCGCCGCTCGACACGTCCACACAGACGGCCCTGGCGGCGCAGTGGCGCAAGGCACACCAAGGGGCGAGCCGTTCGCATCGGGTCGCCATTTTGCACGGCGGGCTCAAGTGGCAAACATTCGGCCTGACCCAGAAGGACATGGACTGGATTGCGCAGCGCAAACTGAATCGCGAGGAGGTCTGTGCGATTTTCGGCGTCCCGCCGGCGCTCGTGGGCCTGTTGGAGTACGCGAACTACTCGAACATGAGCGAGCAGCGCAGGCATTTTTGGGAAAACACGATGATGGACAGATTCGGCATTATCAGCGAGGGCATCAACCTGCACCTGCTCGCCAAGTGCGGTTTCGAGGCGACGGAGGGGCTGTTCGGCGCCTACGACGTGAGCACGGTCCCGGCGCTGCGCGAGGCGCAGCGCGAACTGATGGAGACGTACATCAAGGCCATCGCGGCAGGGCTCTACACGATCAACGACGTGCGGCGCCGGCTCAACGAGCCGGACCTGGCGTGGGGCGACGATTGGTACGGGAATATGGCAACGGTACCGATTGCCACGCAGGACGGAAGCACGCCGGTACCGACGGAGCAGGATGTAGCGAAGGCACACGGGTGGGCCGGGCAGTTGCTCGGCGAGCCCGGGTGGGTGACGAGTCGTGCGTAGCGAGTTGGCGGCGGTATGCGATGGGCATTCGCGATAGTTGGTGCGACCTGCGGCTGTGGCAGATGCACGTCTGTGGGATAGCGGAGGGAGAGGGGCCACTGCGGCGCGACCTGCGGCGGTTCTTCGAGCGGCAGCACGTCAAGGTGATAGCGGTGATGGACGAGGAGGGAGATGTGCCAGACGTGGTGGTAGAGCGTGTGTTCACGCGGGAGAGCAAGGACCGACTCGCGGCCACGGCTATGCCGCACATCGTGCGGGCCGTAGAGCGGAGGGGCGACGAGGCGGTGCGGTTGGTATTCGAGGTCGGTATGCCCGCAGGCCCCGAGGCCCCGGCGTTCAACCTCGCGGACCCCAACGTCGTGCGGCTCCTTGAGCGCAAGGAGATGCTGATACGGAACGTTGACGACGCGACGAAGCAGAATATCCGTCGCACGCTCGTGGAGGGTTACAACAAGGGCGAGACACACCGGCAGCTCACGGAGCGCGTCAACAAGTACATGAGTCATACGGAGCAGCATCGCTCCCGCACTATCGCGCGGCACGAAATCAACAGCGCGAACAACGGGGCGGCGCATGAGGGCTACCGGCAGATGGGCATCCCGCAGGAGCGGTGGATATGGTCGGGGAGCGCGGACACGCGCGAGGATGGGAGTGGGAGGTTGCCGCACCAGGAGGCGGACGGGCAGATTGTGAACCTGGACGATGTTTTCACGGTGTGGGACGAGGGACTTCAGTACCCCGGCGACCCCGCTGGGCGGGCTGCGAACGTCATCGGATGTTTGTGCACAGTCTCCCCCGTCGTCGTCTGACCCCCGGGTCGTGTCCGCTTTTGCTCAGTTTATGCGGTTTAGTAGGTGAGAGGCCAGTTGCGGCCTTGGAGGTTGCGTGTATGGAAGCCAAAGACTTGATACGACCCCGCTTCTCGGCAGTGAAGATGATGCCGGGTCACTTCAAGGCCGCCGAGGGCGAAGAGCGTACATTCTGGGGCAACCCCAGCACCGACCAGCGGGACCGCGATAGGGAGCGGATCCCCGCCTCGGCCTGGACGGATGGTGTGCTCCGTCGCTACATGCAGAATCCGCTCGTCACCCACATGCACGACGTGTCTGACCCGATAGGCCACACGGTGGAGTTGAAGCGCACGGACGGGGGTCTGCGGGCGAAGATGAAGTTGGGCCGCAAGCCGCGGGCGAAGGCGGTGTGGATGGACGTTGAGGATGAGATTCTGCGCACGCTATCTATAGGATTCGATCC